GCGATCACAAAGTACAACTCTTTCACCGGATTCATGAAGTTCATTTTAAACCTATAGTCATCTGTACCCCCGGAACTAGATATAGGAATTTCAAACGTATCCTGTTGAATTTGAGTGATGATATAGTCGCGATTACTCTTTTTGATCGCCTGACGTTCCGGTTCGTTAAGTTGGACCATCTCCGTATGTAAAGTCATGGACTCGATACCAAAACGAGACGTGTCACCAATTCCCACATTATTTATATTTATCCGACCTCCCATTCCTGGGTGATTACCGCAATAGTAATACAACTTATTCGGTGTATCATTGTTTACGGTAAACGTTATAGTATAAACGTTCAGGATGTCCGTGGATGTCTGATTATCCGTGTAGTCTAAATATGGAACAGGAAATGCATGAATACCATCTTCACCCCGGGAAAGTTTAAATGGGTGCTGGTTAAGTTGAATGGTAGAGTCAATTTGAAATGTATACGTGTTACCGTACTGTAATTCAAGCGTCGGTTGTTGTTCTCCGTTTATAAAAAATTTGTTACCACCTGAGGTAGCTTGTACAGTCACGACAAAGTTGGTATTATTAGGTGAAGATTGTGTAAGTAAATTAGATAAATTGTGAATACATTTGCCAATATCACTGAGCTGAATTTCTATTTCACACTCCTGTTTTGTTAGGGCGCATAGCGGAATCGCAAGTTCTGGATTGTTGTGAAAATAAAACGGTATATCCACTATGTAACTCGCCGATGTAGTCGCGAGTGGTAAGTATTCATCAATAGACGCGTGACGTACCGGGAGTCCAGAAGATTCGTCGGGACATTTACCGATCAGTTTAGACAGATTATTCTGTTTTGTCTGTGTGATGTAATGTTCACTGTAAATCTGTAACCAATCTCTCGGAATTCTCTGAACGAGCTGTCCACCTATAGTGAGATCTATATGTTGAAAAATTGCATGTCCGATGGATTCTACGTATCGGAAGTACGCGCCGTTATTTTCTAAAGGTGGTAACGTAAAATGTACTCGAACCGCCTTTATCAGGTCACCAGAGTTCACTGGTATCGTACATTTAACGATACCTCCATATTCTAGTTGACCATGTAGATCATGAGTCAAGTCATACGTTGAAAAGTTAGTATGCCTCTTGAACTGTTTTATGAAATGCGTGTATTCAGGATTCTCTGTGAAATAAGCATCCTGAGTACCCGTAGTGGCAAGTTGTACCCGTCCTGCCATTTCTACTATAACCCGTTAAAATTTTAAACCCGCTAATCCTCCCTCGACGTGTAAGACGTTATAATTTAAAGCGTAAATCGAAAAGTTTATGTTTCGTGTAGTCGAAACTTCATCGAGTTCCACATCTAGTTTCTTGTGGATGATACGACTCATGTTTAATTGACCTGTCGGGTAATATAGTTCCGGTTTCATCGCGAAGGAATATATGTAAAATTCATACCCCGGGTCTGGACAACCGGTATGGTGTATCAATGACTGTTCGTATGCAAGGTATTTACCCGTGTGATCAAACATCGTCTTTCCATTGCACTCGAATTTGATATTTTTCACGAATCTATAATCCGACCTTTTTCCCATGACATGACCAGAAAATTCTTGATCGGGAGATGTCGTATCCAGTAGATGGTCTTCGGGGATTGTAATGTCTTCGTCCATTCTGTACACCCGGACGTGTCCAGCAAGGCTACCACCGTCTGCGTTGTTTGGCGCCCCGATAGCCAATCTTAATCCGTCAGAAGATAATGAGACAGAATTTCCAGAATAATCATTTGGAGCTTCGCCGTCTATATCAGAACCTATTTGATTCCACGAAGTGGTTCCGAACGACGTTTGCGAATCAAATACCCGTGTATGTCCGCGATTACTGTTATTAAATATCGCTCCAGCGGCGAGTCTTGTTCCATCTGAGTTCAACGAAACGGAGTATCCAAAATTATCAGCCGAAGATTCGCTATCAATATCAGAACCAACTTGAGTCCAGTCAGAAGAATACTCAAAAACTCGAACGTGACCAGAATTTGCGGTATTTCCAATCCCTCCAGCAGCAAACCGCGTTCCATCTGAACTTAATGAGACAGAGAACCCGAACCTATCAGTACTACCTTCACCATTTATAATAGAACCCAGTTGACCCCATGCATTCCCCGAAAATTCATAAACCCTGACATATCCACTTGTATTATGTGCAGCTGCTCCAACGGCGAGTCTTGTTCCATCTGAAGATAACGAAACGGATGTTCCATATTCATCACCTGTAGCGTCACCAACCATAGTAGAACCAACCTGCGTCCATGAAGTTCCGGACCAGTTGTACACTTTGACATATCCAGTATTGGAACCCGTCTGTAGAGCCCCAAAAGCGAGTTTCGTTCCGTCCGAATTTAACGAAACGGAAGTTCCAAGTCGTTCATTGTTTACTGAACCACTAAACGTCGACCCCATTTGTACCCACGTAGACCCACTTAATTCGTATACTGAAACCTGACCAGAACTAGAAGGTATTGGGTCGGCAAAGGGAGCTCCAATAGCGACTCTCGCTCCATCCGAAGATAAAGACACAGCGCGTCCGAAATTATCTCCATTGACGAGACCGACTATATCTGAACCAACTTGTGTCCAAGATGTCCCATCCCAATCAAACACTCGAACTATACCCTGACTACTCGAACCACCTGATCTTATTCCCACGGCGAGTCTCGACCCATCGGAGGACAATGATACACTCTGACCAGCATTACCGAATGAAGTTGTACCATCAATATCAGTACCCAATTGAGAAAATTCGTCGGGGATGATAGTCGTGGATCTAGTAGCATTTGGTCCAGTCTCTTCTTTCGCTAAGAATAATAATTCTTTCACGGGGTTTGTAAACTTTAACAACGCAGATTTCTTAGATTCGTTAGGCTTAAATTGCATGGTCGATAACTGCTGCTGCGTTATGATATACTCCATGGGTCGCGTGAGTAAAAAGTTAATCTCGTCTCGAGTGATAAAGTAAAAGTCCGCGATGACAGACGCCTCGACGATGGACCCTGTATTCGTCTTTGTACGTACCATATTTCCGTTCACTTCTTCATATTTAAACGTCACATCATCATCCGTATTTTTAAATTTTACATGTATCTCGATTAATTGTCGAGTAATAGCGCATATGGGTATAGCCAGGCTAGGGTTTCTAAAAAAGTAAAACGGTAAGTTTAGATAAAACGTTTTCGGTCCACTTCCTCCAGCTCCGCTAAGAATCTGTATCTGGTTATTGTGTCCGTTCATATAATAAAGAGTCGTATTCGCATCATCTTTGTTACTGTGAAGTTGGTTGTACATGTCTATATAGTCACCTGTGAGTCGTTGAATAGTTTGACCACCTATCACTAGGTCGACGTACTGTATCACACTCGTAGACGGTGAAGCGTTATACAAGTCTCCGGGTAATACACTCGGTTCTGGTAAAGTCCCCAGGGTAAGTTTAAGTATCACGCTTCGAAGTAAATCCCCTACGTTATTCGGGATACGAGCTATAGCATTTCCACCTAATGAAATATTTCCAGTAAGAGGAATATCGACTGCTTCTGTAGAAAATCGGGTGTGTCGTTTATAGATGGACGAAAAGTATGAAATTTTTGGTTCTCCGGTAAGCCATTGATCCTGAATACCAGTGACAGCAAGACGTAAACGTCCGGCCATTCTTAATACATGTGAGTAAAATTTTATCAAATAAAAGAGTGCGATATTATAGATGGATTTACGTTTGAGAAAATTCAACCCGGCCAAAATGGCTGACGACAAGGTATGCGTGTTCATAGGAAAACGTAACACAGGTAAATCGACTCTTGTGACTGATATTCTGTGGTACAAGAAACATTTACCAGCGGGTATTGTTTTATCGGCTACTGAAGAAGGTAACCACTATTATCAGCAGTATATACCCGACCTGTTCATATACGGTGACTATGATAGAGAGGCGATCGAGCGTGTGATGGATCGTCAAAGAAAACTCGTAGGTGCCGGTAAGACAAATTGTGGAGCCTTTCTCCTATTGGATGATTGTATGTACGATAATAAATTTATGCGCGACACGTGTATTCGTCAATGTTTTATGAACGGGCGGCACTGGAAGATATTCTTTATGCTGACCATGCAGTACTGTATGGACCTGCCTCCCGCACTTCGTGCAAACGTTGATTATGTTTTTGTCTTACGAGAGAATATCATTCAGAACCGAGAGAAGCTTTATAAGTCATTTTTTGGTATCTTCCCGTCGTTTGACATGTTCAATAAGGTTATGGATGCATGCACCGAGAATTACGAGTGCATTGTGTTAGACAATACCAGCAAGAGTAACCGCATCGAGGATTGTGTATTTTGGTACAAGGCTAAGCTTCATAAGAACTTCAAGGTTGGAGCACCGGAATATTGGCACGCGCATAAGAAGATGTTTAACCCCAAAAAAAGTACAGTGAACAGGATTGATCCCAAAGTTGCCAAAAAAACGGCTCTTAAGATTACCAAGACGAGATAATTTTATGTATGTACAGTAAGATGCCCACGCCTCAATCACCAGGTACATCCATGAACATAAATCAGGGAAACAGAAATCTCGATAACCACGTTTTCCACAGGAATGTTATGAACATAAATTCCGTTGGCGCGGGTATGTTGGGTAAGCGAAGGCGGGTTCCATCAAACTATACACCTGTTTCTAATAGCTCCAAACGAAAGGATTTGGAGATGGTAGCGAAAGTTGTTCGCGTGTCGAATATGAGAGCGACCATACAACTTCCCAAGCGTGTCATAAAAGAGTTACGTGTGATAAACAATCTTTCCACAATTAAGAGATGGGAGTATGGAGGAAAAATAGATTTTGTATCTGATGGAAATATGGTTAAGTTCAACGTTCCGACGAGATTTACATCGCAACAAAGAACGCAAGTAAGCGGGCACATTGTAGGATTGGTCAGAAATTCATACATTTCGTATCATACACACCCGGGTATATCAACCGCCAGGGGTGATTCGCCATTGCCTTCGAGTACCCGGGAGGTATACGTCACACTTCCGAGTGGGGCAGATTTCGAAGCGTATATTAAGGGATACCCGGGAATGCAAGCAAATCTTATCGCGGATAGGCATGGATATTACGTCATAGATATTATCGAGTCTGCAGAGAAGGAACAGCGACCGGTTCCTGCTACTGTAAATAAACATATGGAATGGGTTCGTATGCAACCTTTTTTCCGGTCCAGAGTGTTTGGAGAAGATGGTATGGAATATTTTGCTACTACGTTAAGAGACTGGAAAGGGGCTATTAACGGAGAGTTGAATACGCACATGAAACGCATGTTTGGTATTTCTATAAAGTATTACACGTATGACGAAGAGCCTGCTACGGTTACTGTGAGTCGTGTCGGGAATTCCACCGGGCGATAGAATCTTCTAGCTCATCAACCTCGTACCATGCGAAATGACACTCTTTAGAGTTTTTATCGGTCGAACATTTTTCTTCGGCTTCCTCTATGGCTTCTTTGAATCGTAGATGAAGACGCAAATTTTCCGGTTCTGATGTTTTTGATTTGGGTTTGACAACCTTTTTCTCGTATATCTCGTTTAGAACATTCTTCCTGGTCTTTTCAAGTCTATATTTGTAGGAATCATTGGAAGAGTATGCTCGGATATACATATTATAATCGAGTACTATTTTTTTAATTAGGGTTAAAGATTAGAACCATGTGTTACATATAATGGCGTACGATTCTCCCGAATGCAACTTTCGATACAAGGTTTCTTCTTTGGAAAAGGTTGTTGATGGAGATACCATCGACGTCTGCATCGATCTCGGCTTCGATGTTTGCACGAAGCAACGAGTCCGTCTTCTAGGCATCGATACACCCGAGTCTCGAACCTCTGATAAGGTCGAGAAAGTGTTCGGACTCATGTCCAAGAAGAAGCTCAAAGACTGGTGTATGAAAGCCGTCGCCTCGGAAAAGGATGATATCGAGATCGAACTTCGATGTCCCGAGCGTGACTCGCGTGGAAAGTTTGGGCGCATTCTCGCCGAGGTATGGGTATCCGAAGATGGACATTGGACGAATGTGAATAAGTGGATGTGCGACGAAGGTTACGCCGTCCCTTATGTGGGACAGAACAAGGCAGATGTTGAAAAGCTGCATATCGCGAACCGCAAGCGGCTCATGGATCATTTCAAAGAAAACGCGTTGTACCCAGAGATTCTGAATTCCGTAATTGGACCCATTGACTAAATATAACGCGCAATAAAATAAATCACCATTCGCCCTTGTAGCTTAGTTGGCAGAGCGTCGGTTTTGTAAGCCGGAGGTCACGAGTTCGAATCTCGTCGGGGGCAGGGCTTGTAGTGAAATGGATATCACTCTGGACTTCTAATCCAGTATTCCGGGTTCGATCCCCGGCAAGTCTGTCTACTCATTACCAACCGAGGGAATGAGATTAATTATGTCTAAAAAGTAGTCTAACGATGCGTTTACGAAATTGCCACCGTAATTACGCTGCAATATCTTATTCGTATCATACACCACAAACAACGCAAATAATATTGAAATAATCTTACTAGGTACGAGGGTTTCGGACTTACGTCTCACATACGTATTGATAACCCTGGCGATCAAGATCGTCAAGAGCGAAAAGAAAAGTATCTGACCGAGAATATCGAGATTATATCCCATTTTAACGGTGAAAATACCAGCGACCAACATGGCTATAAATATACCCACGGTCTCGAGTAGAGCTTCTTGTAAGTTGGGCACGTTGTGTAAAGTCATACCAGCGATGTAGGCCAATATCGTAAACAGAAACACCTTAACAGGGATCGGTAAACGTAAGAGGG